GGTAGAGTGCCGAACTGTTAATTCGGATGTCCCTGGATCGAGGCCAGGTGGGGCAGCGTGATATAATAGAAGCACATGTCAATAAGGAGGCATATCATGGCAGCAAAAGGTAGTTTAGAAGCAATTATAGAGGTTGCAAAGAAAGAAGTGGGCACAATTGAAGGCCCTAAAGATAATGAAACAAAGTATGGTAAATGGACTGGAATGAATTTTCAACCATGGTGTCAATCATTTGTTTCTTGGTGTGCATTCACATCAGGATTAAACCCAAAGAAGTATCCAAAGTCTGCATCAACAGTAGCAGCATCAGATTGGTTTAAAAAGAATGATCGTTGGTCAGATGCTCGTAATGATGACCCAACTCCTGGAGACTGGATTTATTTTGATTTTCCAGATGATGGTGTAAATCGTATTTCACATGTTGGTATTTGTATTAAGAATAATGGTGATGGAACTATTCAAGTTATTGAAGGAAACACTTCAGGAACTGCAAAGGGAGATCAGCGCAATGGCGGAATGTGCGTAGAAAAAACTCGTGCATATGTTAAGAATAATAAAAAGAAGTTGCTCAATGGAATTGTTGGTTGGGGCCGTCCAGTTTATGCTGGCGAAGAAGATGCACCACTACTAAATAAAGTTGCAGTCCCTGCACCTGCAGTAAAGAAAGCACCAGCAAAGTCTGCTAAACCAGTAGTAAAGAAAGTAAAGTAAATGGAATCAACTAAAAGAACACTACTAAAAACAGCAAGTTGGGAAACTTTTCACCTTGTTGGTGTAGCAGGTGTCATTTATTTATTTACTGGTGAATGGGAGTACGCAAGTCTTGGTGCTCTACTTTATATTGGTTGGGAAGCCATTGGTTACTTCCTACATGAAAGAGTTTGGGCAAGATTTGGAAAGAAGGTAAAGTAATGCGTATTAAGATTATTCGTTTTGTTGTCAAAACACTTGGATATGAATGGCTTGGAGATGAACTAAATCTTCCAGTTTGGTATGTAAAAGAAAAGAAAAAATCTAAATAAATGTCATCATACGAATACGACTGTATGCCTTGCGGTAAAAGATATACAAAAGAAAGATCTATTAAAGAAAATGATCCAGGGTATAATTGCGAAACTTGCAATATGCCCTTGGTTCGTGTATACTCTAATGTAGGAGCAGTATTCAACGGTAGTGGATTTTATTCCACAGATAACAGAAAGCGGTAGTATAATGTTTACAATGATTAAAGATGAAATAAAGCAAGATTGGCTTCTATCACCTTTAGATCGATGTGATAAATGTAATGCTGAGGCCTTGGTTAAGGTTACAGGCATAAATGGAGACATTCTATTTTGTGGTCACCACTATAATAATGTAATGTCTACTCCAGAAGGATACAGCAAGATGATGTCTTTTATGATCAGTATCATTGATGAACGAGAAAAACTTGTTGAGAACAAGTCTAAGGGTAAGGATTACTAATGTATGAATATTATGTAAGAAAAGTAGAGAATGTAGTAGATGGAGATACCATTGACGTTCTTATTGATTTAGGGTTTGATATCTTGTTTGCATCCCGTGTAAGATTGGCTGGTATTGATACCCCTGAGTCTCGCACAAAGGATCTTGCTGAGAAGGCTCTTGGTCTAGAAGCCAAGGAATACCTAAAGAAGTCTCTGAAGGATGCTAAGTCTGTCATCATTAAGACTGAGAAGATGGACTCATCTGAAAAATATGGTCGCATTTTAGGCTGGGTATATGTAGACGGGAACACAGTATCTCTTAATGACATGATGATCAATGATGGTTATGCTTGGGGATATCTTGGAGATACCAAGGTTAAGGATTTTAAAGCACTTGCTAAGGCAAGAGCCAAGTCAGGTAAGTAGTGAGTCTACAGACGGACGCTTTGCTTGAGCATTTAATGCTTCAGGGTGCCGTAGAATTTCAGGGTATAGATGAAGTAACTGGAGAAATGCTATATACAATAACTGATAAGTTAAAGGAAGTAAGTCCTGATATATACGATCAACTTAAAGATCAGTATGAGCATCACATGTTCCAATTGATAGATCAGGGTCCAACAAGAATGACATGGAGAGTACGCTAATGAACTTTAAAGATGAAGATGATGCTATAGACCAGTTGATTTTGTCAGGAGCCCTTGAGGTTGCTGGTATAGATATTGAAACAGGTGAGCCAATGTATAACTTTACAGACAAGTTAGTTGAGGTTAGTCCAGAACTTCATAATGAAGTTTCTACATATTTTTCTCGTGAAACCATGTCTTTATGGAGCGAAGGATTTTTAAATATGGATGTGACAGAAAAAAATCCAATGGTCACCCTGACAGAAAAAGCGTTAGATGATGAAGAATTGTCAAAACTAAGTAAAGAAAGCCAAACAACTTTAAAAGAAATAATTAGGGTTATTTCTTCAGATAAGTAGTATAATTGTTCTGGAGGAACTATGGAATATTTTCTTGGATCGGCAATAACTTTGATAGCCATGTTTGTAACAACAAGGCTTATTTCTTATAATAAACTGGATAAGAAAAACAATATGCCCAGGTATAGTCAAAGTAGTATTCACATGTTGATTCTTCCTTTGCTTCCAGAAATTAAAAAATATAAAAAGAAAATGATTACTCAGTCTAGTAAGCATGAAGAGAGAACAAATATAAAAGTTGTTATTTTTGACAATAAAGCATACTTTGTAAAAGATGGAACCTTCTATTGTGCAGAAATGAACGGAACTGAAATAGACGGAGCCAATGCAACCCTAGTTGACACAATGGGTATGGATAAGATACAATTAGATAAGATGTTGTTCATAATGGATCAACTTAGAGATGGGAATAAAAATGATAGTGGGGATTCAAGGAACTAGTAGTTTTGATGACTACCAGGTTTTTCTTAGAGCCATGGCAGTAAGCATGTCTTCTTTAAGTGAAGAGGATCCATACTTCTACTTATATTCTGCAGGACCAGCAAACATTAACTCTATGGCGATGGAGTTTGCAAACTTATCAGAGCGAGGACTAAAGGCTCGTGGGAAAGGCATTAAATATAAACCTGTTCCACCTTTGTGGATATCAGATAATATTTTAGACTTAAACTATTTTGCCTTTTTAAGTAAAGAAAAAGAACAGGTCTCAAGGCTTGTGGATGAAGCAAAAACAAATAATGTCGAATACGGCATTTTTAGATACTAGGAGAGAATGATGCAAATCAATTCATTAGAACAAATGGAAAAAATTGTAAAGGAAAATAAAACTTTACTTTGGGATGGCTGGACAGTAGTTAACTCTTATCCTTCTGAGAAGGGTAGAACAGCCCCACAGGGGGCATTTGTGGATGGTAAGTGGCATCTACAGCGTCGGTTTGTGCCTTCTACGAACGGATGGGATATACCAGACAAGTTTGTGAGTTAGTATGCCAAAGCATGAATGGAAAGATGAAGCATTATGCTTAGAATATGATACAAACTTATTCTTTGAAAAGTATGAAGATGATGAACTACTAAGGCCAGCAATAGAAAAGTTATGCTCTAACTGTCCTGTTTCAAAGATGTGTTTTGCTGTTGGCGTTTCACAAAAAGAGTGGGGTGTATGGGGCGGAGTTTATCTTGAAGGTGGACAATTGTCTAAAGAATTTTCAAAGCATAAGTCTAAATCAGACTGGGCAAATACTTGGCAAAGACTAACAACGGAGCAATAAAATGTATACAGATTCAATGAGGCGAGCATTTCGATCAATAAAAGGTCCTGATGGATTTCAACTTCAGATCATTGATCATGACAATTTTTTAACAGTAAAAGCAAGTGAAAAACAATTTATGAGTCTTTCTGGAGAAGAAAGAAAGCAGGCTGTTGAGTACATGATTCGCACAAAAAAAGCCCTTGAGGAAAATGGAGCAATTGTTTTATTAGTTAGAGAAGGCGGTAAAGAATTATGATTGAGTTTGTAGCATTTGCTTTATTTATTATATTATTTTTTATTTTAATATTTAAAAATGTACAGTTAAAAGTAAAACTTTCTTCAACAACTTTGGAACTTATAAAAGCCCACTTAGATAAGACGATACTGTCTGAAAAGTTGTTAGAGTTATCAGATAAAAAAAATAAATTAGAAGACCCATCATCAGAAGCATTTTTAAAATTTGTTTCAGATTCTAGAGATTGGGCTTATCAATATATAGAAAATGTTCAAACCTCATTAAATAAGTTTATTACTGATATTGAGCCTGAAGTGGTATATTTTGATGCATATGGAGACCTAATGGGGGCAGAGCCTAACTACAATTCAATGAAGAAAATTTCTGGGGCATATAAAGAACTAAAGAAATTGCTACCAGAAGATCATGAAAATTTGTAAACATGAAAATTTATCTTTTTACATCTAACATTGAACTTATAAAAGAGTTAGAGTTAATAGGTCTTGATGGAGTACTTCATACATACAGTGCCAACCATGATAGTGCATTTTTATCAATTATAAAACAAATGCCAGAAACAAATATTAAACATATGGTTGCAGTTAGACCCTACAATATATCTCCACAACTTCTTTCTCAAATAGGAAAAACCTTTAATAATTTATTTTGTAAAAATATATTACAAATAAACTTTGTAACTGGTTGGACCAAAGAAGAGGAAAAAGATTGTGGAGGAATTGTTGGGCCAGTAAATGATTCTTCAGAAAGAGCAGAAAAATCAAAATATCTACAAGAATACATACATGTCTTAGAAAGTATGGATCATCATGGATTAGACTATTATGTTTCAATTACTAACAACTTTGCATTTGATGTAGCAGCAAAATATAATAGTAAAATGATAATTGACTACTCTCATTTTGAAGAAAATAGGTACGATATTAAAAACAAAAAAGTTATGGTAATGATGCCCCACACTGCTAGTGATGGAAGCCTTTTTAGCCATGAAGAACTTTTTAGCAGAATGGAAGCATTAAGCATAAATGGGGTACAGGAGGTTATATTTCCTGGAGGGGATCAAGGCGCAATAGACCACACGATAGGATTTATTAAAAAATATAATAATATACCAGAATCTACTATGGTAAAATAGAGAGATGAGGGCTACTAATGAAAGATGTATTGCTATCAATACTAACAGGTTTTGGATGTGGTGTAGTATTTGCTGCATTCAAATTGCCAGTTCCAGCACCACCAGTTTTTGCGGGAGTCGCAGGAATTATTGGTTTATGGATTGGTTTTACAGTACTAACAAAAATAATATCCTAGGAGGAAAATTATGAATACAACACAACTAAAAGCAGTACTAGCATCATACGGAAGATCAGTCCTTGGTGCAGCAATTGCTCTTTACGCTGCAGGCGTAACAGATCCACAGACACTTGCTTATGCATTGCTTGGAGCCATCGTGCCCGTTGCAATCAGAGCAGTTAACCCTAACGACAAGGCATTTGGCAAGTTGCCATCTGTTGAAGACGTAGACGCAGCAGTTAAGGCTGCTAAGGTGGTAAAGAGACCAGCAGCGAAGAAAGCAGCAGTAAAGAAAAAGTAGTATAATAGATACTATTCCGCTATGAGACTTTAAAAGGTTTTACAACGGATGTTCCCTTGATGGGAAAGTTAGCAGGAGTTGAATCTTCGTGGCTAATAGACCTGAGCAGTCGTCTATAAACTGCTCATTTCTTATGCTATAATATTAATACCTGCCCAAATGGGGGGTAAATTAACTTATTCGCTTGAAAGGGGAATAACATGGTAAAAACAGCACTGGATCTTTTTAATGATCCATTTTTCAATACCTTCTCAAATTTTCAGAAGGTAACAACAACAACAAACTATCCACCTTATAATCAAGTCAAACTAAATGATACAGAGTATATTCTTTCATTTGCTTTGGCTGGATTTTCTAAGGATGATGTCTCAGTATCGCTAGACAATCGCAAACTTACAATAAAGGGCGAGAAGCAGGATGCTGAGTTACCAGAGGGTGCGGAGTATCTACATAAGGGCATTGCTGCTCGTAAGTTTACTGATATCTTCACCCTTCCTGAGTTTGTTGAGGTAGTTGGGGCTGAGTTTAAAGATGGTATCTTAGATATCAGACTTGAAAAGCAGATCCCAGAAGACAAACTACCAAAAACAATCGCAATTAAGTAGTACAATATAAATGTCCCCACACAGGACCTTAGTGATGGATTAGTTACCCATTGGATAGAGACCGTGGCGCAAGTCAGGTGAATTGCCTGTGTGGGGCTTAATATTGCACGGTATAATAGAAGCAATGACTGACAAAGAGTTAGACCATTATAATAAGCAGCAGTATAAGAAAATGCTTGCTAAGATAAAAGAGGATTCTGGCTGTGTAGATTGTGGTGTTGGTAACCATATAATCCTAGATTTTGATCATTTAAGAGACAAGAAATATAATGTATCCAGAATGATCCATGATGGGTTTTCATGGAAGGCTATAAAAAAAGAGATCGAAAAGTGTGAAGTGGTTTGTGCCAACTGCCATAGGATCAGGACCCACAACAGGTTAAACGACATGATATAATGGTTATATGTTAAAAGAAGGCGACTTTGTTATGGGATCAACCTCTGAGGGGGTTGTGCACGGTGTTATAGAACACATCATGACAGAGGGAGGAGTATACGGAGTTCCTGGAACAGAGTATGCAATTCAGTCAATGCCACCAGATAACCCAGCGATGGCTGTTAGAATTTACGAACAAGAAGACGGTAAGTGGGAGCCAACTGCATACAGTATTGGTATGATGTATCAGGACGCTACTAAAATAGATATGGAGACTCATTCAATGGATTCAGAGGTAGGTATGGCAATGTATGACTCATCAATTGGTAAATCAGATTGCTGCCCAGAAGATATTTCTAAGCAAGCACCATGTTGGGATGGATATGTCCAGCGTGGAATGAAGCCAGGAGAAAATGGTAGGCCAGTTCCTAATTGTGTTCCTGCTGCAAAAGCAGATGATTTATGGGAAGATGATGATACAGTTGAGTATGATACAGATTCAGTATCAAAGGCTGAAGGATATTCTCCACCAGCAGGGGCAAGATCTGCTGCTCGTAGAGCAATTAAATTTAAAGAAGATGGTAAAGCAACTGGCGCTGGAACACAAGTTGGGTGGACTCGTGCAGGGCAGTTAGCAAGAGGTGAGACTTTATCTCTTAGTACTGTTAAAAGAATGTTCTCATACTTCTCACGTCATGAAGTAGATAAAAAGGGCAAGGACTGGGGCAATTCAGCAAATCCATCTAATGGATATATTATGTGGCTTGCTTGGGGTGGAGATGCAGGATTTTCTTGGTCAAGAGGAATTGTTAATCGTGAAAAAGATAAAGCATTGTTTTCTGACTTTGGAAAAGATTATACAAGAAACCAAACAGAAAGACACTCACTATAATGCCAAAGAAAAAATCATTTGCATTTAATCCAACACAAATTAAAGATGGATGGATTGTTAGACTATATAAGAATGGTCGTATTGCGTCTAAGATTGCACCATATGAACCAAAACATCCTAAAAAGTAAAGCACCCCTGGCAGGAATCGAACCTGCGACGCATGGCTTAGAAGTCCATCGTTCTGTCCACTGAACTACAGAGGTTTGGCGGAAGCAACAGGATTCGAACCTGTGGATCTTTCAATCTACGATTTAGCAAACCGTTGCATTCGACCACTCTGCCATACTTCCGAGCCTCCTGTAGGATTTGAACCTACGACAACCCGCTTACAAGGCGGGTACTCTACCCCTGAGTTAAGGAGGCGTGGTACACCAGGTAGGACTTGAACCTACGATATCCGAATTATGAGTTCGGGGCCTTGACCAACTTGGCTACTGGTGCAAAACCTTATTTAATTAACATTCCAAAAAATGTACCAATTAAAAAACATAGTAAACCAATAGTCCAGTGATAATATGTTTTCATATAATCTTTAATTATTTGATGTTTTAAATATTCTGGAATTTTTTTTAATTCTTCGTAATCTACCATTTAAAAATCCTTTTTAATTGTTAGTTATCTTAATGCATTGGCAATTATTTGATCTCTTAAAAATGCCTGCTTCCGTTCAAACTTTGAAAGATATGGCTTAGCCTGCATTCTTTTTTTATTTTTTAATGCTCTTTTTATTTTGCTCTGAGAAGATTTAACGTTTGACTTCTTCACTTTGAGCCAGCATCTTTTGCCACGTTATCACACGGACAGATAATTGACTCAGGTAGTTCATGAACCTTTGTCACAATGGTAATAGTGGTTTTACACTCATCACATTTATAGATTTTTTTAATTTGTTTATTCATATACTAATCATACCATTCTCTTAGTTGTAAGTCAAGACTTATTTCCATCCCACGTACCAATCTTAGTAGTAGGAATTCCATGTTCTTCCCATAATCTAATTACATTTGGGTTATCATCTACTGCATGAAGGATGTTCCAATGCTTCTTAATCTTAAGTAAGATATCTTTTTTGACTTCATAGTCTGACCTGTTGTCATCATCTTTACGCATATATAATGCATGGTGGCTAATATCATTTTTAGCAAGCCAGTAAGAGGTCAGGCCACGCCAAACCTCTTTTCGTGAAGTAACAATAATCACATGCATCTGATCAAAAAATGCCTCATTAAGCATTTGTACTACTTCAAAATTTGGCAGGGCATCCACAGAAGCCTCATGAAAAGCCTCATAATCCCTATTAGAGCCACGAACAAGGTGAAGGTAGGGATCTACGTTAGCCAGAGTACCATCTACGTCAAAGATGTATGCTGGCTGCTGAGGACTAATCCTGATCAACATGAAATGTCATCGCAATATAGCATGCAACATATCCCATAATAAATGCTGGAATTAAAAATAATGCATTAATCATTTATGTTTCTCCTGTTCATCAAAATATTAGTCATATAGTTATCTTCTCCACGTGCAATTTTGGCAGCCCACCTTAAGGCTTCAATAACTGCTTCTTCTACTTCATCTAATGGAGGATACAATGGTTCTGCTCCCTGTTCAATTTCTTGTGCTATTTCTTCTCTTAATGTCATTTCGTCTATGCTCATGCTTCAATTATACCTTTACTTGGTGCTTTGTACTGTTCTTTAGGAATCCATCTGACTCTGCCATCTACATAAATCCTTTCATATCCCAACGATTTCCAATCCATCTTCATAATCTTAGGCTCTCTTGGCATTGGTACACCATACATGCCCATCACTCATAGTTTGATGAGTATCCCAAAACAAAGGATCTTTCTTAGACATCTCACACTTTAAACATTCATTTTTCATTGCGTGACCAAAGTAACTTAGTAAAACTATTCCAGGACAGATTGTCGGAATCTAAATCTTTCCAGTGCCTGTATGATTTTATATATACAACTGAGTATGCAACGGCAGCAAAGATAAAGCCATATTGCTCAGTTACTATTGCATAGTATATCCACATAGCCTCATTAAAGGTAGCCCATATCCATGCCCAAATTTGTTTTCTTCCAACAAAATATATTGCTGCAACGCCACTGAGTGCAAGCACCCATGACCCATAGTTATTAATCCATTGTTCCATATATTAAGTATACCTTAAGGTGAAGGTTTGGTCAAATCTGTTTGCCCTTGGTTTTTACCCAAGTACCTATCCTATTTGTCTTAACTTTATCTCTTAATGTCTCTGCAAAGTCAGTGCTTATCTCAGATCCAAGGTACTCTTCCCCTGTTTCCATATCAACTAACTTCCATTTTTCTGGAGCCTTGGTATGTATAATTAAATCAACTGGCTTTTCAAATGACTCAACTTCTGATCCATCTTTGAGTATTCTTTTTTTCATTCTATGAAACAAGGCCCACAGAAAAGTGCTGTAAACAAACATCGGCAACAATGTAGTCGGCGTTATCTACGACCACATCGTAATGTGTTGCGTCTTTATCGCAAAAAAAGCACTTATATTTTTCCATACATTCATTATATCATAGTCAAAATTGACGGGTTAGCAGTTATCGCCAGTAGATATAGTACGATCTTCAGAAATTGGCTCAACGGAGTCAAAACAAATTCCGTAAAGTGTGTGTCTTATGCCAGAAGTTACAGGTGTAACCTTATGGGTAAATTCTTTTGTTATTGGTATGTTAACAAGCATTCCAGGCTCTGGTTTAAGAACAATATTTTCTTTATATTTAAATAATAGTTCTCCACCCTTAAAGTCATTATTTAAATATAAAGACCAGGCTCCCGACAGTCCATCATCTTTTTGTCCTGGATTACCCTTTTCGTGATGCCAAGCAAATGCACCATTATTATCAACACCTTCTTCAAATGGCCAAAAAGATTGAAGAGTGGTATTTTTCATAAAATAATTAGGCAAAACCATTGATAACCTATTTATCAAGCCTTCATTTTCCCAAAATAAAGGGTCTCTGTATCTTTCATCTTCATCTGTTGGAAAAACTGCACTTAAACTTAAATCAATTCCTCTTGTAGGGCACACTGTTCCTTCTGGGTGAAGAGCATTTTTTATACCAATAAACTTATTTCTTATAGATGGTGATCGAGAAGTTATATACCATCCAGTAGGCTCATCGCAATATTTTTTTAAAGCGTTAGATTCTTCTTCGGTTAAAAAGTTAGGGATGTACCATAAGTCTTTTTCTATATATATTTTTTGGCTTTCTAATAATTCCTTCATAAGTTTAATTATATCATATTAGAGTTTGAATAAAAATACAGGTTTTAAACCTACCTATGCCATAAACAAATACTATCAGTTAGTGTCCTCATCTTTATCCCATATGATTAGACACTTGGTACACTGAATTCCTGGCTCTCTCATATACCACGTATGTTTACACTCTTTCGGCATGAGTTGGCCAATAGTATAGACATTTTTCACAGCAAGGGTCGACGGTATTGAGACGATATTCCGAATAAGCAATAGAATCTTTACGATATAGATTAGCCTTATGGCTTTCTGTGAGACGATAGACGTGCTCAGGTTTTTGCCAAATAGGAATAGATTTACCCCACCTATTACTAAAAGATAGTTTTAAGGTTTTAAGGTTTGATACATTTTTATCAGTCTTAATGCCACGAATATCTGCCTCATAAACCAT